TGAATACTCTATTTCCGAGTTCATCAGCGCGGCATTCTCTCTCTTCCAGGCGTCCCCCGTCATTATCGTGAACGTTCTGGATCCGAGCAAACACGTGAAGTCTCTGTCTCAGAGCCTCACCGTCAACACCTCGACTTCTTCCATCACGGTCGAAGAAACAGGCGTTATCCAGAGCACTGTCAAGATCAAACAGGGCGAAGCTGAACTCACGAACGGCGATCAGTACGTCCTCGACTTTGACGACGACGGCAATCTCGTTGTCACCTTCCTCAAGGTTGACTCTTACACGACCGACACGGTTCTCACTCTGACTGCTCAGCAGACGGACCCGACCGCTGTGACTGCTGACGATATTATCGGCGGTGTAAATGCCGACGGAGTTAAATCCGGTTTGGAACTTGTCGAAGAAGCGTTCCCGCGCTTCCGCCTCGTCCCCGGCACGATTCTTGCTCCGGGCTTTTCTGAAAAACCGAGCGTCGCGGCTACGATGGCGGCCAAGTGCTCTGCAATCAACGGACTTTTCAAAGCCATCTGCGTTGTCGATGTTCCGACGGATGAAGTGAAACAGTACAGCGCAGTGGCGGCTTGGAAGAACAATAACAACATCACGAGCGAAACTCAGGTCGCATGCTGGCCGCAGGTTCAGCTCGATGACACGGTCTATCACCTCTCGACTCAGCTTGCCTGCCTTATGCCGCAGGTCGATGCTGATAACGATGATGTTCCGTATGTCTCTCCGTCTAACCAATCTCTCCAGATGACCGGCATGGTTCTTGCCGATGACTCTGAAGTCGTCTTTGGTCAGGACACGGGCGCTTATCTGAACTCTCAGGGCGTGTTTACTGCCCTGAACTTTATCGGTGGCTGGAAAGGATGGGGCAACCGTACTGCGGTCTACCCTGCTTCGACGGACGTGAAGGATGCTTTCATTCCTAACCGCCGTATGTTTAACTGGGTAGGAAACACGCTCATTCAAACGTTCTGGCAGCGCGTCGATGCTCCTTTGAATCGCAGACAGATCGATACGATTGTGGATTCGGCGAACATGTGGCTCAACGGTCTGACGGCCCGTCAGTTCATTTTGGGCGGCAAAGTCGAGTTCCTTTCTGACGAAAACCCGACCACGGACCTGATGGACGGCATTGCGAAGTTCCACGTGTACATCACGCCTCCGAGCCCGAACCGCTCCATCGAATTCATTCTGGAATATGACGTTTCCGCAGTCGAAACGCTGTTTTCTTAAGGAGTAAGTAAATGGCAGGTGAAAATCTCATGGCGGAAAAACTGATCAATTTCCGCGTGTACAACGACGATTCTGACCTTCTCGGCATTGCAACCGTCGATCTTCCCCAGATCCAAGCGATGACAGATACGGTGAGCGGCGCAGGCATTGCCGGCGAAGTGGAAAGCCCTGTTTTAGGGCACTTCCAGTCGATGACGACAACGTTCAACTGGCGCACGATCGAACCGAAGGCGATGGCTCTTGCGAAGCAGAAAGCACATACGATCGACCTTCGAGGTTCGCAGCAGGCGTATGACGCCGGCAGCGGTGAATACTCGACCGTTCCGGTACGTGCGACCTTGAAAGTTGTGCCGAAAAGTTTCAACCTCGGCACGTTCGACCCGGGCAAGACGACCGGATCCACAACGGAATTTGAGGTTCAGTACCTGAAACTCTACGTTGACGGTAAGGAAGTCGCCGAGATCGACAAGTACAACTACATTGCCAAGTTCGGTGACGATGACGCTCTCGCAAGCGTCCGTGCTGATCTTGGTTTAGCGTAGTTTCAACCCATAGGAGGCTTCGGCCTCCTTTTTCTTTTTACGATTGAGAGAGTGAAAAATGAGTGAAATCGTCCACAAACTGCGTCGGCCTGTCGAGTTCGAAGGCAAGACTTATGAAGAACTGAAGTTCGATCTGGAGACCCTGACCGGACGCGATTTTCGCGAAGCAAAGCGCCTTGTTTCTAAACCGGGTGAAGTTGTCGGTGTTCTGACGATGGACGCCGAAGTGGCTGCATACCTTGTCGCCAAGGCGGCGAAGGTTCCGGTGGAGCTGTTTGATTACATCCCTGCCCCGGACTACGCGTATCTGACTCAGACCGGCATTAATTTTTTGCTCGTTTCGGGCTTCTCGGAGCAGGAAGCCCGGCAAATGAAAGACGCAAAAGCAGCAGCGGAATAGATCCGGAAGTGAAGCGGCTCATGCGTCTGGCGTATGGGCTTGCTTCCAATGGAAC